CGTTCCCCCGCATCCCCACCTCATCACCCACAGACACCAGCCCACAGAATCACACCTCCCACCGCACCGCCAACCCCCTCTTTCAGCAGCCTGATAGAGGGGAGCGGCGGCGTGAAACACACGCCGCACCGCCTTCCCTTGGGGAGGCCCATCGATGAAACACGCAACGCAGGAAGCATCGCGGATCGGTGTCGATCCGGCGACCGATGCGATGGCGCCGCCGGAGTACGCCATCCGCGCCATCATCGACGGTCTCGATCAGGTCGCGATCGAGATGGAGCGGAAGTGGGGGGTCGGCCGCCTGCGTCTGCTGGTGAACGAGCTGCTGCGGGCCAAGTTCGACGCGCAGAAGGACAAGCTCGACGCGGCGATCGCCGCCAACAGCCTGCAATACATCCGCGCTCAGGCCGAAGGCATGAAACGCGCCTGGGCGGCGCTCGACAAGGCGGCGAACGAAGCGGGGCATCCGCCGCTCTCCGCCGACGTCTGGGAGTGCGTACTGCCGTCCTCCGGCGAGGTCGCCGCCATCGTCCGCACCGAAGCCGAAGCCCATCACGTCTGCCGCGAGATGCGGGTGTTCACCATCGAGGAGATCGGCCGGCTGATCGAAGCGCTGGGGCCGACGGTGCTGGCGGCGAAACGGGTGTTTCCGGGTGCTGCGGTCACCGGCATCCGCAAGCCCGAGATCGATTGGGACAAGGGAGATGAGATCCCGTTTTGAGACCGATGGCGGCGGCGTTCCTGGCAGTTCCCCGCCGCCATCCTCACCACGATGACCCTGAGATGAGGAGACATTCATGGCTATGATGACTCTGACCAAACCCGAGCCCGATGCAAGTGCTGCGGCACCGGCGCCGATCGGGGTGCTTGCCGGCGCCCGGCCGACGCCGCCGGTGATCCTCGCCCTCGACCTCGGCCAGCGCACCGGCTGGGCGGTGCGCAGCCGCGATGGCGCGATTGCCAGCGGGGTGCACGAGTTACGCCCCAGCCGGTTCGAGGGCGGCGGCATGATCTGGCTGCGGTTCCGCGCTTGGCTGCAGGAGGTGGACGAGATCGCGGGCGGCGTTGGCGTGGCGGTGTTCGAGGAGGTGAGGCGGCATCTGGGCACTTCCGCAGCGCACGCGTTTGGCGGTTACCTCGCGCATCTCACCGCCTGGGCCGAGGCGAACAGGATCCCGTACCAGGGCGTGCCCGTCGGCACCATCAAGCGCCACATTGCGGGGAAGGGCAACGCCGACAAGGCCGCGGTGATCGCCGCGGTGAAGGCGCGGGGCTTCCACCCGGCCGACGACAACGAGGCCGATGCGCTGGCGCTGCTGAACTGGGCGATCGCGCACGGGATCGGAGGTGCGCGATGAACCCGGCGCAGAAGGCGTTGCTGGAAAAGCGCGACGGCTGGGACGCCGGCCGCGATCCGCGGCAGCTCGGCTGCGACGAGCTGATCGCTGCCGGGCACAAGCCGATGAGCCCGTTGAAGGCGCTGCGGGCGCGGTGCATCGATTGCAAGGCCGGCGAGCTGTCCGAGGTTCGGAGATGCGCGCACCTCGATTGCCCGGCGTGGCCATACCGAATGGGAACGAACCCGTGGCAGGCGCCGCTCAGCCCGGAGATATTGGAGGCGCGCCGCAGGGGTGGCCGAAGAAGGGCCGCCCAGTTCGAAAAATCAGCTCAGGAAGCTGGTTCGGACGCAGAGCGCACGCTTCCCGCTGCCACACTACCCGCCGAGCCATCGGCGCCGCGAAACCCCAACCCTGAGCAGGATTTTCAGGTTCCGGCAACCGCTCGCCAGGAGGTGGTCCGATGAACGGCGCCATGCTGCTGCAGCACGCCGCGGGCGTGATCGAGCACCGCGAGCGGATCTACGGGCCGCCGGCCGAGAGCTTCGAGGCCATCGCCGCGCGATGGTCGCTGGTGCTCGGCATCACAGTCACTCCGGCGCAGGTCGCGCTGTGTCTGATCGATCTGAAGCTGGCCAAGCTCACCCGCGATCCCTCGCATCTCGACTCGATCGTCGATGTCGCCGGCTACGCCGCGTGTCTCAGGGAGGTGACGCGCGATGTCTGAACCGAGGGGTTCACTGCAGCGGCATCTGCCGGATGCGGCGCCGACCGAGCAGGAGTTGTTCGCGATGCGCCGGGCGGCGTGGCGCCGCCAGGGGATCGTCGTCATCAGGCCAGCCGATATCCAAGACAAGATCATTCGGCAGGCGTTGATCAACGAGGCGACGCGGCTCTACGGACAGAGAGAGGTGGCGTGATGGCGCGGCGGAAATGCAAACAGAAAGCACCGTCGGCGGGTGTCGTCGCTGGGCTGCCCACGATCCGGCGGCAGAACGATGTGCTCGAACCGGTGTACGAGGCCGATCCCGAGGGCCGGCCCGTCGTCCATCACCGCACCGTCGATACGCTCGGCATCATGCTGCGCGCCGGCACGATCACCAAGAACATGCACGACGCGGCGCGAGACTTCCAGGCACAGTTCACCATCGCCCGGTTCGATGCCATCCGCTGCATGCCGTTGATGCGGCTGCCGGGCGGCGGAGGGCTGGGCGATCTGACGGATGCCCAGGTTGACGCTCGCCGCCGTGTCGGCTCCGCGCTCGATGCGCTCGGCGGACTCGGCAGCCCTGCCGGCTCCTGCGTCTGGCATGTCGTAGGGCTTCAACGCTCGATCCGCGAGTGGGCAATGCGGCAGGGCTGGGATGGTAAGCCGGTGCGCGTCGAGCAGGCGCAAGGGATCCTGGTCGCGGCGCTGGGGATGCTGGCGGCGCACTATGGCTACCGATCCAACGGCGCCCCGACAGGGAACAAGCGGAGGGCTGGCTAATGCCCCTGCGCTTCGTCACCCGCGCGCGGCGGTGTGCCGCCGGCCCGAGACATGACGTCGTCGAACTTGCTCCGGTCCGCGCGCTTGGCCCGTTCAAACAGCACTGCTTCGGCACGAAGCGCCGAAACCTTCTCCGCCAGCGCGGTGCTGATGAACTGGTTGAGCGAGACGCCGTCCTGGGCGGCGGCCTTCTTCGCCTCTTCCATGATCGAGGCGGGAACCCGCAGGGGATAGTTGGTGGTGCGCATCAAAGCCTCCTTAGCAGGTCACCCGGACGGCTGACCGTGATGCCGAACCGACTTGGCGCCTCGCCGAAATCGCCGGTGTTGAACGTGACGATCGTGTCTGCCCCACCGTTCACCGCCGTCTCCAGGACCATGTCGTCCTCGGCGTCGCGCAGGAGCGGCCGCCACAAAAAGAACAGGTCCACCGGCTGCATCGACGCGGCGAGCTGATCGAGGATGATGTCGGCGTCGTCAATGCTTAGGCCGCTCGCCTGCAGATGTTTCGGGCGCTTTAGCACCGCTTCGTACTCCAGGATCAGCGGCACCGACACGACCGCCGGCAATGCGCCATCGACCACCCGCAGCAGTAGCTGGCGCGAGGCGCCGCGTTCACTGAGGACGGCGGCGAGAACCACATCGGTGTCGAGAACGATCTTCATCCTGTGACGTCATATGTGACGTTATTGAGAGCATTCGTCAAGGACGTGGTGGGTTCCCGCAGTTCGGCTTTGCCGCTGCATTCGACAGGGAGGCAATCAGCATATTGTGCTCTTGACATCATTAATCACAACATGTAGACTCATGCTACTCGCTTCGCGTCAGGTCGTCAGCGGGCAGCGACGCAGCGGTGCTTCCCATCGACAATCGGCATGGTGCGGCTGAGTTTGGCAGAGCGCCGGGGCCGGCGCTCGTTGTTCTCGGTCGCTGGGCAGCCGGGGGCACGCCGGTGGAGCTGTTCAAGCGCCACATATTGCGCTCTTGACAAGCGCGTACACAACATGTAGAGTGTGCGCATGTTGATTCGGAAGGGCTGGCCCGGCGATCGGGCGATACACGCGGAGGTGGTAGGACGGCATGGTATAAGGGTTCGAAACGGCAGGCATAGGGGACACAAACCGTTCTCCGATGCCGATAACCGATTGATATCGTTGGTTCCTTTCCGGCACACAACCTATGCTGGTGGCGAGCGCCCGAAATATTTCCAGCGTCAGCCGTGAAAACGGGGAAGCCAGGCCCCAGAAGCCAATCCAGCAGCATTCATTCGTTTTGTAATTTCAAAGCGTTAGGTGTGGATCCTTGGGTGGCTCCCACATGAATCCATCTCAAGCCGGTTTCTCCCCTTCGCCGCCCTTGAGCGGCGATTTTCTTTTGCATCAGGCTTAAATCATCATGACCTCGCTCCGTTTCCTGCCCGAGCAGATCGAGCAGTGGCCGATCGCGCGCCTGAAGCCGTACGCGCGCAATCCGCGGCTGCACTCGGAGGAACAGGTGGCGAAGGTCGCCGCCTCGATCGCCAGCTACGGCTGGACCGTGCCGCTGCTCGTCACCGAGGACGGCGAGATCGTCGCCGGCCATGGCCGCTTGCTGGCGGCGCAGCATTTGGGCCTGAACGAGGTACCGATCATCCGGCTGTCGCACCTGACGCCGGAGCAGGTGCGCGCCTACCGCATCGCGGATAATCGGCTGTCCGAACTGTCGGGCTGGGATGACGAGCTCCTCGCGGCCGAGTTGCATGCGCTGAACGCCGCCGGCTTCGACTTGGGCCTCACCGGCTTCGAGGGCGAGGACCTGGACCGGCTGCTGGCGCCGCTAGACGACGATGCGGCCACCATCGGTGATGACGCCGACGACGGCTCTCTCGACGAGACGCCGGCGCCGCCGCGTGATCCCGTGTCTCGGCCGGGTGATCTCTGGCTGATGGGTGATCATCGCCTGCTCTGCGGCGACAGCTCCGAACCGGCCGCCGTCGCCACGCTGATGGCCGGCGAACAAGCGGCGTTGTTGTTCACCTCGCCGCCCTATGCCGGGCAGCGCGACTACACCACCGGCGGCATCGCCGACTGGGATGCGCTCATGCGGGGCGTCTTTGCCCAGCTGCCGATGCGGGGCGACGGCCAGGTGCTGGTCAACTTGGGCCTGGTCCATCGCGACAACGAATGGCTGCCCTACTGGCAGGGCTGGCTCGACTGGATGCGCGGCGAGGGCTGGCGCCGGTTCGGCCTCTACGTCTGGGACCAGGGCGCCGGCATGCCGGGCGACTGGGCCGGACGGCTGGCACCCGCCTTCGAACTCATCTTCCACTTCAACCGCGAGGCTCGGAAGCCGAACAAGATCGTCCCCTGCAAGACGGCGGGTGAGATCGGCCACGCTCCCGGCACCGCCGGCATGCGACGCCGCGACGGCTCGTTTAACACCTGGACGCACGGCGGCGAGGCAACCCAGCCGTTCCGCATTCCGGACAGCGTCATCCGCATCGAACGCCACCACGGCGCCGTCGGCCGGGATCTGAGCCACCCCGCGCCGTTCCCGGTCAAGCTCGCCGAGCACATCCTGCGGGCGTTTAGCGACGAAAGCGACATCGTCTACGAGCCGTTCTGCGGCTCCGGCACCAGCCTGATCGCTGGTGAGCGCACCGGCCGCAAGGTCCGCGCGATCGAGCTTGCGCCCGCGTACGTCGACGTCGCGCTGTTGCGCTGGTGTCAGCTGTTTCCCGACGCGCCTCCGGTGCTCGCAGACGGCGGCGGGACGTTCGAGGAGATGGCGGCGGAGCGTGGACGGTTAGGCGATGCAAGGTGCGGCAGAGTCGAGAGGGCTCTCTTGACAGAGCCCTCTGCTGGGAACGAGGAGCGTTGCGTTGAACATCGAATGGCGTGATCCGGACAGCCTGACGCCGTATGACCGCAACCCGAAGACGCATCCCGACGAACAGGTCGCGAAGATCGCGGCGAGTATCGCCAGCTTCGGCTTTGATCAGCCGATCGTCGTCGATGCCGAGGGCGTGATCATCAAGGGGCACGGCAGGCGGGAAGCGAGCCGTCTCTTGGGGCTCACCAGGGTACCGGTCGTTGTGCGCAACGACCTCTCGGTCGCCCAGATCCGGGCATCGCGCCTGGCCGACAACAGGACGGCTGAAAGCCCGTGGGACGAAGAGTTACTCCGACTGGAACTCGAGGCGCTTCTCGATGAGGACTTCGATCTCGCGCTGACGGGGTTCGAGTCGGGTGAGATCGATGACCTCATGGCCACTGCGGAAGGTGGTGGGTCGGCCAACTCGAAGGACGACGCCGTTCCCGAGGCTCCCGCCGAGCCGGTGACGCGGCCGGGCGATCTCTGGATCCTCGGCGGACACCGGCTGCTCTGCGGCGACAGCACCAGGGCCAACGACGTGGCGCGGTTGCTCGACGGTGCGCGGCCGGGACTGATGGTCTGCGATCCGCCATATGGCATCGCATACTCCCCGAGTTGGCGCAACGAAGCGGGCGTGTCGGACACGAAACGCACCGGCACGGTGACCAACGACGATCGCGCCGACTGGCGCGAGGCCTGGGCGCTGTTCCCCGGCGACGTCGCCTACGTCTGGCACGCCGGCGTTCACGCCCGCACCGTCGCCGAGAGCCTGGAGGCCTGCGGCTTCTCGATCCGCGCGCAGCTGATCTGGGTGAAGAACCGCTTCGTGCTCAGCCGCGGCCATTACCATTGGCAGCACGAGCCTTGTTTCTACGCCGTCCGCGACGGCGGCGAGTCCCGCTGGCAGGGGGCCCGCGACCAGTCGACGGTGTGGCAGATCGCTACCAACGCCGACGACGACGCGGCGACCGTGCACGGCACCCAGAAGCCGGTGGAATGCATGCTGCGGCCGATCCTCAACAACAGCCCCGCGGCGACGCGGTGTACGAGCCGTTTGCCGGCAGCGGCAGCACCATCATCGCCGCCGAGAAGTCGGGCCGGTGCTGCTTCGCCTTGGAGATCGAGCCGCGCTACTGCGATGTGATCATCCAACGCTGGCAGCACTTCACCGGCAAACGCGCCACCCTTGACGGCGACGGCCGGACGTTCGACGAGGTTGCCGCCGAGCGGCTGCCGAAGGCCGCGTGATGCTCGATGACCGCGCGACGCCTTGGCCTGAGTGAACGCGAGTGCGCGGCGCACGCCAGTGTTTCCCGCGGCGCGGTGCAGAAGGCGCGCGCCTCGGGCCGGCTGGTGCTGCACGCCGACGGCTCGATCGACGCCGCTGCCTCCGATGCGCGGCGGGCACAGGCGACCGATCCGTCGATGCAGCGCGGCCGCCACGCGCCGTCGCTTCGCCCGGTGCCCGAGGCCGCCGTCGGCGCCGTCGCCGAGACGCTACGCGAGCAGGGCTTGCCGGCGCCGCAGGTGGCCGGCGGCATGACGTACCTGCAGGCGCGCACGGCAAACGAGGTGCTGAAGGCGCAGGAACGCAAGATGCGGCTGCAGAAGCTGCGCGGCGAGCTGGTCGACCGGGCGCGCGCCACAGCATTGGTGTTCCGCCTGGCGCGGCAGGAGCGGGACGCCTGGGCGGGCTGGCCGGCACGCATCGCGGCGATGATGGCGGCCGATCTCGGCATCGGGGCGCACGCGATGCAGACGGTTCTGGAGAGCCATGTCCGGCAGCACCTGGGAGAACTCGCCAACCTGCGCGCAGAGTTCCGCTAAGGGCACGGCCGAACTTGTGGACGCCGGGCCACAAGTTGCGCTGGCTTTTGATAGTGCCGACGATCTGCTGCGGGCCTGGACGGCGGGGCTCACCCCGGATCCGGCACTCACCGTCTCGGCGTGGGCCGATCGCCACCGCATCTTGAGCCCGCGCGGCGCCAACGAGGCCGGGCCGTGGCGCACGTCGCGGACGCCGTACCTGCAGGAGCTGATGGACGCACTGAGCCCGCGCCACTCGGCGCAGCGGGTGGTGTTCATGAAAGGCAGCCAGCTGGGTGCCAGCGAGAGCGGGTGCAACTGGATCGGCTACGTCATCCACCACGCGCCGGGGCCGATGCTGGCGGTGCAGCCGTCGGTGGAGCTGGCGAAGCGCTTCTCGCAGCAGCGCATCGATCCGCTGATCGAAGAGAGCCCCGCTCTGCGCGAGAAGGTGGCGCCGGCGCGGTCACGGGATAGCGGCAACACCGTGCTGTCGAAGGAGTTCCCCGGCGGCATCCTGGTGATGACCGGCGCCAACTCGGCCGTGGGCCTGCGCTCGATGCCGGTGCGGTATCTGTTCTTGGACGAGGTCGACGCCTATCCGCCGTCCGCCGACGATGATGGCGATCCAGTGGCGCTGGCGGAAGCACGCACGCGGACGTTCTCGTGGCGGCGCAAGGTGTTCCTGGCCTCGACGCCGACGATCAAGGGGCTGTCGCGGATCGAGCGCGAATACGAGGCCTCCGACCAGCGGCGCTACTTCGTGCCCTGCCCGCACTGCGGACACCGCCAACACCTGATGTTCGAACGGCTGCGCTGGCGTAAGGGGCAGCCGGAGACGGTGGCCTACGTCTGCGAGGGCTGCGAGCAGCCGATCGCCGAGCATCACAAGACGGGGATGCTCAGCCAGGGGCAATGGCGGCCGACGGCCGTTCCCGTCGACCCGCTCTCCATCGGCTTTCATCTCTCCAGCCTCTATTCCCCGGTTGGCTGGCTGTCGTGGGAGCGGATTGCCCGGGAGTGGGAGGCGTGCCAGTCGTCGGACGAGGCGAAGCGGAGCTTTATCAACACCGTGCTGGGCGAGACCTGGGCTGAGACCGGCGAGGCGCCCGACTGGCTGCGCCTCTACGAACGGCGCGAGGATTGGCGTATCGGCACCGTGCCCATGGGCGGCCTCTTTCTCACTGCCGGCGCCGACGTGCAGAAGGACCGCATCGAGGTCTCGGTCTGGGCCTGGGGCCGCGGCCTCGAAAGCTGGCTCGTCGATCATCTCATCATCGACGGCGGTCCCGGCGAGGCGGCGACCTGGGCGCAACTCTCGGCGCTGCTCGGTGAGACATGGCCGCATGCGTCGGGTGTGCGGCTCGGTTTGGCGCGGCTCGGCATCGACACCGGCTACGAGGCGCCGGCCGTCTATGCCTGGGCTAGACGGCAGGGCTTCGCCCAGGTGCTCCCCATCAAGGGTGCCGAGGGCTTCAACCGCTCGGCACCGGTGTCGGGCCCGACGCACGTCGATGCCACCGAAGGCGGGGTCAAGATCCGCCGCGGCGCGCGCCTCTGGACGGTGGCGGTGGCCACCTTTAAGAGCGAGACCTACCGCTTCCTGCGGTCGGCAGCGCCGGCCGACGACGAGAACGCCTGCCATCCGGCCGGGTACATCCATCTTCCCCGGCAGGTCGATGCCGAGTGGGTGAAGCAGCTGGTCGCCGAGCAGCTGGTGACGGTGAAAACCAAGCGTGGCTTCACCCGGCTGGAATGGCAGAAGCTGCGTGAACGCAACGAGGTCCTCGATTGCCGGGTCTACGCCCGCGCTGCCGCCTGGATCGCCGGCGCCGACCGCTGGCCGGAGCGGAAGTGGCGCGAGCTGGAGGCGCAGGTGGCGATCGATGCCCGAGACGAAGAGATAGCCGCAGCGGTCCCCGCGGCTGACGAGCCGCCGGCCGCGGCGGGACGGCTTCAGCCGGTGCCTCGCCGCGGCCGGCGTGTGTTC